GTATTGACATGTGTTAGAATATATTAAATCAAGGAAAAATTTTGTTATGGCTAAAACTAAAAGAAAAAGTATTCACTACGTAAACAATAAAGAGTTTTCTCAGGCAGTGGTTGAATATTGTAAAGAAGTAAAAGACTGTAAAGAGACTGATGACGCATTACCAATTATTCCTGATTATATCGCATCTTGCTTTCTAAAAATTGCTGAAGGTCTATCTCATAAATCTAACTTTATTCGTTATACATATCGTGAAGAAATGGTCATGGACGCTGTCGAGAACTGCCTGAAAGCTATAGAGAACTATAATATCGAAGCTGCTACACGTACCGGTAATCCTAACGCATTTGCGTATTTCACACAGATTAGTTGGTATGCATTTCTTCGCCGTATTGCAAAAGAAAAGAAACAGCAAGATGTCAAACTAAAATATCTTTCTGAAAGTGGTATCGAACAATATATTATTGGTAACTCAGAAGATGCCGCAGCGAATAATGTTATTAACTCATTTATCGATACACTCAAAGATCGTATTGATAAAGTAAAAGAAAAAGATACTGAATTTACGGAATTTGCTAAGAAAGAGAAAAGCAGAAAGAAAAGGATTATAAAAGTTGATTCAGATTTACAGGATTTTTTTGAATGAAGGTATGCATTCTCAATGACACTCACTGTGGTATCCGCAATAGTTCTGACATATTTCTCGATAATGCAGAAAAATTTTATAGCGATGTATTGTTTCCTTATCTTTTGGAACATAATATTAAGCATATTGTGCATCTTGGTGATTACTACGATAACCGGAAGTTTATCAACTTCCGTGCTCTTAACCGTAACCGCCATCACTTTCTTAAACCGTTAAGAGACCATGGCATTACTATGGATATCATTTGTGGTAACCATGATACGTATTACAAAAATACAAATGATTTAAATAGTTTAAAAGAGCTATTAGGTCATTATATGAATGAAGTTAATATCGTTCATAAGCCGACAGTTATGGATTACGATGGTATGAAGATGGCTCTTCTACCGTGGTTATCACCGGCAAATGAAGCCGAATCATTAAGTTTTGTTGAAAATTGCAAAGCCGATATATTAGGTGGTCATTTAGAATTAAAAGGTTTTGAACTATTTAAAGGCATGGATAGTCCGCATGGAATGGATGCTTCTATGTTTAATAAGTTTGAAATGGTTTTAAGTGGCCATTTTCATACTAAATCTCATAAGGACAATGTGTATTACTTAGGTTCTCAGATGGAGTTTTTCTGGAATGATGCACATGATAAAAAGTATTTTCACATTCTTGACACAGATACTAGGGAACTTACTCCTGTTCTTAATCCTCATACTTTGTTCCATCGTATCAGATATGATGACAACAACCATGATTATATGGATTATGATCTATCTCAGCTAGACAATAAATTTGTAAAAATAGTTGTAATTAATAAAACTAACCAGTTTACATTTGACCGATTTGTTGATAGAATACAGAATAAGAAAATACATGAATTAAAAATAGCCGAGAACTTTAGCGAGTTCATTGGCTCGAGTGTAGAAGACGAAGGCATATCTTTGGAGGATACGACTACGCTGCTGAATACTTATGTTGATAATGTTGATACGGATCTCGATAAAGATCTTATTAAAAATAAAATGCATGAGTTAATGATTGAGGCGCAGTCACTAGAAATTGCATGATTATATTTAAAACTATTCGTTACAAGAATTTCCTTTCAACCGGTAATTCTTGGACTACCATTGATCTATTGTCTACTAAGACTACACTTGTAGTTGGGCATAACGGCGCTGGTAAGTCAACAATGCTTGATGCATTGGCATTTGCTTTGTTTGGCAAAGCACACAGAAATATTAGTAAACCACAACTCGTTAATACAATCAATAATAAAGATTGCGTAGTCGAGATTGAGTTTACTGTATCAGGTTCAAATCTTAAAGTAGTACGTGGCATCAAGCCAAATAAATTTGAGATTTGGAAAGACGGCTCGATGATAAACCAATCGTCGCATGCCAAAGAGTACCAGAAGATTCTCGAGCAAAACATTATCAAGCTTAATCACAAAAGCTTTCACCAAATTGTTGTGCTTGGATCATCCTCCTTTATTCCCTTCATGCAGCTCCCGGCTCAGCATAGGCGAGATGTTATCGAGGATCTTCTGGACATTAATGTTTTTTCTAAAATGAACCAGATATTAAAAGAGAAAAATAGTATTTTAAAAGACGATCTTAAGAGTGTCGACTATGATGCAGAACTAAATAAAGAAAAACTAGATCTCCAGAATAAATACATCAAAGAAGTGGAGGCCTTATCAGTTGAGCAAATCAATAGTAAAGAAGCAGACATCAGCAATGCACAAGAAGAAATTAATACCCTTCAATGTGAAAATGTTTCATTATCAGCTGAGATCGAAGAAAGGTCAGATGGCTTGCAAGAAAGCCTCAAAGAAAACCACGACAAACGGCAAAGTCTCTTACACTACCAAGCCGAGTTCAATCAAAAAATCAAAACACTGGTCAAAGAAACAAAGTTCTACGAAGAAAATGATACATGCCCCACATGTACCCAAGATATTGGTTCGGAAGTTAGAGACTCTAAGTTGGCAACCGCTAAAGAAAAAGCTACAGAACTCAATAGTGCCGTACGTGATGTCAGTGAAAAGTCGGTTATTGTGGAATCAGCTATTGAAAGGCTCACAGATACCGCAGGCGAAATTAGAGATAAAACCTCTATTATTACTTCTAACAACAAAGCGATTGGTCGGTTACAAGAACAAATTAAATCTATCAATAGTTCGATCGAACAGATTCGGGGATCTAGTGGAGATTTAAGTAAATCGCGTGAAGAGCTAGAGACTCTTAAAAAATTAAAAGATGATTTATTCGAAAAAAGATTGTACTTAAACGAATCTTTGTCGTATAATACTATTATACTTGAAATGCTTAAGGATACTGGTATTAAGACAAAAATCATAAAGCAGTATTTACCGGTTATAAATAAACTCGTCAACCAATATTTACAAGTGCTTGACTTCTTCGTCTCATTTAATTTAGACGAATCATTCTCAGAAACAATTAGATCAAGGCATAGAGATAACTTCTCTTACGATTCTTTTTCTGAAGGTGAAAAGCAGCGTATTGATTTGGCATTACTCTTTACATGGCGACATATCGCCAAAATGAAAAACTCTGTATCAACTAATTTATTGATACTTGACGAAACGTTTGATTCATCGCTAGACTATGAAGGCGTAGATAATTTAATGAAAATTATTCATACGCTTGATGATGATACGAATATCTTTGTGATTAGTCATAAAGGTGATATTCTTGATGGTAAGTTCCAAAGCAAATTGGAATTTCACAAAGAGAAAAACTTTAGTAAGCTAAAAGGAAGCTAATATGGAATTGTCCACATTTACTATGAATTTATTGAAAAACTATTCTGGCATCAATCCCAATCTGGTTATTCGACCAGGTAATTCTATTATGACTATGTCTGAAGCCAAGAATGTTTTAGCTCAGGCTACTGTACCAGAAACATTTGATCGTGAAGTTGGTATCTACGATTTATCTGAATTTTTGTCTGTAATCAATCTATTTGATACATCAAATATTCAACTCGAAGATAAGCACATGACTATCAGTGATTCTTCTGGTCGTTCTAAAATAAAATACTTTTTGTCAGATATAGAAATGCTTACGTCACCGACAAAACCAATTTCTATGCCTGATCCTGAAGTACAGTTTGATTTAGATCAAGATACGTTTAATCGTATCAAACGAGCTGCATCTGCTCTTGGGCATGATCAACTATCTATTACGAATGGTGAAGGTGTGATTAAACTCACTGTAATCAATATCGATAACCCTACATCTAATACATACTCCATTGATGTACCTGGTCAATCGACCGGTGATTACAACTTCATTCTTAATATTAAAAACCTACAGATGATTCCTGGCAATTATTCGGTTGCTATCTCATCTAAATTAATTTCACAATTTACTCTTACTTCGGCTGAAAGCGATATGAAGTATTGGGTTGCACTTGAAAAAACATCGACATATCAATAGGAGAATATAATGTCAGATAACCAAATTTATGATCTTGCAGGCCGTTCAAGCCGTAGTACAGTTGCAGTAATTGATGCTATCGTTCAACGCGGTGGATTCCGAGGAGAAGAACTTACTTCAATCGGTACTCTTCGAGATCAATGCATTCAAATCATTTCACTATGTGAAAATCGTGCAGAAGAAGAAGCTGCCGAAAGTGAAGACTAGTTTACAACTAGCACCGATTGCTGTATAATGCAATCATTATATTATGGAGTATGTGAATGAACGATTTTTTATGGGTCGAGAAATATCGACCACAAACTATTTCTGAAACAATTTTGCCTAAGTCATTAAAGGACACGTTTCAGAAAATGGTAGATTCCGGCGAACTTCAAAACATGATGTTTGCCGGAACTGCCGGCTTAGGTAAGACTACCGTAGCCAAAGCTCTGTGTCATGAAATTGGCGCAGATTATATTATAA